ACTCTCACAAAAAATCTGTGGAGATATGGAAACTGCCGCTCTTAGCAGTCTCCGTGGGACCCTCACGTGGCACAGTTCATGCCGAGCGAGAGCTCATGCTTGCGAAGCATGACAAGCCCCGGGAGATTCTCAACGCTTGTTGGGAATCTTTCAGAGGTGTAATGATCCTCTCAGTCCCTCACCTTGGCTCCGGCCTATCCTTGCGGAAGGCCCGCCATAGGCGAGCGATTTCGGGACTGGAGAGATTCCGTCTGGAACTTGTACATATAGCCTTGTACAATGGTCCAGCAGGTGTGATTGGGAGACTCAAAGAGATTTCCGCCTGGGCGCGTGAAACCGCGCTCCAGGTCCCCAACAGGAAGAAGGTACGAGTCCCGTTCTGGGGCTCCGTACGCGACGCCTTAAAGGGTCGCCTCTTCCTGGTTTCCACCCTTAATCGGGCCCTTCCCAGCCCAGCCGGACGGGCTGGGCAGAGGCTCGAATTGCAAGCTTATCGAAAGCACCACTCGATCCTGAGCTCGGAAGGCAGACAACCTTCCGAGGTGGTGCTTCAAGCTGTCGAGGAGTATTGTCACCGCCTGTCGGAGTCTTATGACCCGACAGTCCATGGTAGCCTTGGTAGGCCCCTTGGATCTGCTTCCTTTCGATATACCCAAGCTCAAGGTGGGCAATCGATGGAGCTAGGTGATGATAATCCCCTCGCCAAGTTTGTCGCTTGCGATCCTATCTTCCCGCCTTCGGGAGATGGTGGTTCGCAGTATGAATCAGCACTGGCAGCCGCACTATGTTGGCGCCAATCCGGGGGCCAGCCCCTGGATGTCAGTGAGATTCCCTGCGTCCGCTCATCTGTTATTCTCGAAGGCGGTTGGAAGGCTAGGGTGGTTACAGCTGGAACGGCGGCTGAGCAAGTGAGGGCACACTGTTTAAGAGACATCTTCTACCCGATATTAGACTTAATACCGGGTTCTTGCCATCGTGGGCAGGATGAGGAGGAGCGCAAGGCCTCCTCCATTCTGGCCAAACGCAAGAACGGAAGTGTCGTGTGTTCCCTCGATCTTAGCTCAGCGACTGACTATGCGCCGTTCGCTTTGGCGACCGCTGTCTGGAAGGGCATCCTTAATGGTCAGGTTGCCCGCGGAAATCTCGATGAATCTGAAGCCGCAGTAGCTTTGAGGGAGTTCGGTGCCCACCTCGGGCCCCACACACTTCATGGTCGCGGTGGACCAGTGGTTAAAACCAGCCGTGGCTGGCTGATGGGTCATCCTTTGTCATGGATGACTTTAACCCTGTCGCATGCCGCGATTCTTGATGTATGTGGACTCGCAGATTGTTCCGTGATAAAGGGAGATGACGCGTTGGTCTACGGCGATCCCGGAAGCATTCAGGAATACCTGGATGCTCTTGAGGTTGCCGGTTTCGTTGTAAACCATACGAAGACCTTCATGTCCCCTCATGCTGGAACCTTCTGCGAGATGATGTTCGAGGTAGGCGTCCCTTTCCGACCTCAGCTTCCCGCACGGCGCGTCCTCAAGACCTCACTCGAAAGAGTTGGAGGCCTTGCACAACAAGTGTATCGGTTACCCAAAAAGGACCGACGCGCTTATGTGAAGATGTGCTATGCGGTTGCTGAGAGGTCCGGGCTCATCCGAAACTGCCGGAAGTCCGGGGTGCCTATAGGCTTAC